TGTGCAGTGCAAGCATGGTCTCACGACCACTAACCCAGAAAGTTGTCAACATGCCGAATCCACCTGGATACGAAGGTTTAAAGGAGAAGCGTCGCTTACTAGGTACTTCGACACTAGTAAAGCGCACTTCCTTGTGGGGGAATACAAACCCCTTTCCTCAACCTCCGAATTACAGGTGGTATTTTACTTCAGATGCTAGTTCGAAGGCATCTGACGGCAGTCAGTATACACTGACGGAAGGGCACCCTTGGCCTTCTTCTAAGAAGGACAAGGGTGATATTGGTGGGCCTTTTTGGTCACAACGATCCTACTATACGTCTCATGTTGGTGGAAAGCCTATGGCGATCTCCAACATCTTGCCGTTAGTAGAATTTATGTCTGCAAATGCGGGTAAACCCGGTTCTACCGGGACAAAACAATACCTACATTTCAGTCCAATATTGCTACCTTATGGTGGGGGTTTCCCCCCTGCCATTGTATCATCTAAAGCAGATTTGTTCGCTAAAGGTGGTACAGCTATCGCAAGGTGCAAGCCCACGAATTCGCCAACTGAACTCGCTGTAGGCCTCGCGGAGATTCTCCGCGAAGGTATTCCAATTATCCCAGGTAGAGGTACCTGGGAGAGTAGGAGTCTATCAGCTAAGAATGCGGGTAATGAATACCTTAACATTCAGTTCGGTTGGGCACCTCTTATCTCTGAAATCAAGAGTTTTGCTTCATCAGCCCACAAGGCTGATAAACTCTGGAAACAGTATGAAAGAGATGCTGGCCGCTTAGTTCGTCGCGGCTACAAATTCCCTGTTGACAAGTCTACTGAAATTCTGACGGTCACGCCAGGTTCCTATGGAAACTGTAATGAGTCGGCAGTAGTTCAGCAGACCGGAGTCATGACTAAGACGCGCCACACCGAGGTGCGGACTTGGTTTCGGGGAGGTTTTGAGTATTACCTGCCTAAGGCGGCAGACTCAAACGCCATTCGTAAAATGCAAGAGATTGCATTGAAGGCGAGGGCTGTTTTTGGCCTTACCTTGGATCCCGACGTCCTATGGAATTTGACTCCATGGAGCTGGCTCACCGATTGGTTTGTCAACACAGGTGATGTTATTTCTAACCTGTCAGACATCGCATTCGATGGGCTGGTGATGCGGTATGGTTACATCATGGAACACACGATTGTAACCGATGAATTTACCATCAAGGGGCTCCGTCCTTACAAGGGCGATTCTCCTTCGACAGTCACAATCTGCTTGGTTACTGAAACCAAACAGAGGATGGCTGCATCACCATATGGGTTCGGGCTTACCTGGTCCGGTTTCTCCGGAAGACAGGTGGCCATCCTCGCGGCCCTCGGAATTACTCGAGGGTCACGATGATCCGATGGGGATTAGGTTCATTCCTAATCTTCTTTACCATCGGATTTGTACTGTTCAGTATACCGCCTGACCAATGTCATATTGGTCAATTAGTAAGAAAAGAGTACGCAAATGGCACTTTCCGATCCGCAGTCTGTGACGATCTCAGGGACGGCTGTCAGCCTTCCCCGAACCTCCAGCGCCGTGAATTCTGGAACATTCACCAGTAATGACGGCACTGTGAGCGAGGTCGTTTCCCATCAAAATGGGAAGCGGACTCGTCACATGTTCAGGATCAATCATTCCAAGATTGCTCCTGACCCTCTCATCAGTGCCCAGAACATCAAGTACAACATGTCTTTTTATGTTGTCGCTGATGTACCCGTTACAGGGTATACGGTGGCTGAGCAGAAGGCCGTCATCGACGGCTTCATCTCTCAGCTCAACGCATCTTCTGGGGCCCTCATCACTAAATTGCTCGGTGGAGAGAACTAATATGTAAGATGAGAAGCTCGGCGGAAACGTCAATTGCTAAGGATTGAATTTACCCCTAAAATGAATAGAGGATTCAATGAAAAGCCTGACGTTACTCACTATTCAGTTGCTCCGTGAATATGGGCAGCTGCTTGGCACATGCACGGCTAAGGATGAGAAATACATCCTTAGTCGGTGCGAACACGAAGATGATTCGTTTTTAACGATCACTCTTCCGACCTTCGCTAAGGACTTCGAAAGAAGTCTTGAACGAGGGTTTGTGGCTCCTGGATCATTTAGGGCATTTAAAACCCCTAATGATCGCCGGCTCCCTGCATTTTTGCAAGGTTTCAGCGAGCTAGTGTTCGCACCTGATGTGAATGTGTTACTTCACGATGCAAACCCAGATGCCGTGCAGGCAATCCGTCAAATTTGCTTGTTACATAGCAAACTTGAGCGGCGTTGCACTCCCGAGAGGGAGCACGGTGCTGTGGTTGAATTTTTGAAGTGTGAGAAGGAAGTAAAGATCTGGAATGACGAATGGAGCTCAGGTGGCCAATACAATAACCACTTGGAAGACTTTTCTCGCATTTCAGCTCTTTTGTTTCGGGATGTTTTCACGGAAATGGATCGAAGGATATTTTATCTAACAGATCCCTCTACCGGTGAAAACTTCATCAACCCGAAACACGGACCAGGTGCAACCGTTGAAAAACGGCATGGCAACCAGAAATGGTTGTTTGACACCTGGACGACAAGACTAGAGGCTGTACTTCCCGCTAGGGATATGACTATCCCGAACGAGCGGTACTTCCCCCGTCTCGACGTCTTGAACTTCCTCGAACCCGGACAAGAACCGCCTGTGAAGGTGACTCTTGTGCCTAAAACGCTGAAAACACCTCGAATTATTGCCATTGAGCCTGTGCACATGCAATATGCGCAACAGTCCCTCATGGGCGATTTGACGAGATTGGTAGAGAATGATGATACTGTCTCTGCCATGATCGGATTCACCGACCAGGTGCCTAACCAGTACCTGGCCTGGGTGGGGAGTAAGCCGAATATGGATCGTTCCTCTGATTATAATCAGAGAAACATGACCACATATCCGGACCTCGCAACACTCGATTTGAGTGAAGCATCCGACCGTGTTTCCAACGAGCTGGTACGTACTCTCTTAGGTTGTAACTCCTCTTGGTCAGAGGACAGGGACATTCGCGATTCGCGGTGGCCCTACCTAAGTGAGGCAGTTGATGCCTCTAGAAGTACGAAGGCTCGTATGCCTGGAAGTGAGCTTACAATTTCACTTTCCAAGTTTGCGTCTATGGGTTCGGCCCTTACTTTTCCAATTGAAGCAATGGTATTTTTGACATTGATCTTCATAGGAATCGAAAAGGACCTAACACATTCCTTATCTCGAAAAGATATTAAATCTTATCGAGGTTATGTGCGCGTTTACGGGGATGATATTATTATTCCCCGCAAACATGTGTATTCCGTGATTGAGACCTTAGAGCTATTCGGTTCTAAGGTGAATCAACACAAGAGCTTCTGGAATGGAGAATTCCGGGAGTCTTGCGGAAAGGAATATTTTCGCGGCGCGGACGTATCAATAGTCCGGTGCCGTCGCGATTTTCCTTTGTCACGGAGGGACGCCTCTGAAGTCATCAGCCTTGTTAGCCTCAGAAACCAGTTATGGAACGCTGGTCTTTGGCAAACAACGAGGTGGCTCGACTCGAAGATCCGTGAGGTATTACCCCACTTCCCGGATGTCGAACCAACTTCAGCTGTGCTTGGCCGTCACACATCATTAGGATATCAATCCGAACGTGTGGATTCTAATCTACACTGCCCCTTGGTTAGGGGATATGTAGTCGAATCTCCAATTCCCTTAAATGGGATAGATGGCGAACAAGCTCTCCTAAAATTCTTAACTAAGAGAGGCGACATGCCTTTTGAAGTTCAGCATTTGGAGCGTTCTGGACGCGCCAACACCGTCTTTCTAAAGGTTGGCTGGCG